CGTTCGCGCTCATGCCAGCCGTCTGCCATGCCGCGTTTGCGTCGTTGAGCACTCTGATGTAGTCGCTGCCGAACAGCTTTTGGATGCCGCCCACAAGCTGCTCGTTCTGAGCGTAGCCGTCGTAGATGCCCATGGCTATGTCCCTGCCGACGTTCACGGCAGAGTCGATGGCCGTCTTGAGCGCGCCCGTGATCACGTTGCCGATCACGACGGCCTTTGCGGAGAGTCCCGCGCTGATGCCGTCGCCGATGGCGGCGCCAGCCGATGGGCCGGCGTCAGCCGCCATCTTAGCGAGCGAGCCGTCCTCGAACTTCGGCACCACGGTCAGGTACGACGTACCGATGGATGCGTCAGCCATTTGCTATTCACCTCCAAAGCGCGCCATGAGCGCGTCATGGTCGAGCTTCGTGACCTCGGCGGCGGTCGAGAATCGCTTCCTCTCGCCGGGCCGCTTGACGTGCTCGTAGTCCTTCGCGAAGAGGTCGCCCACCAAGTCCACGAGGTTCGCCAGCATGTGCGTCTCGGCGCTCCATGCAAGGCTCGGCTCCATCTCGCGCAGGGTCTCGCTGTCGCGCGGCAGATGGCGCAGGAATAAGGCAACGGCCCCCCAGCCGATGCTGAGGGGCACGTCCTTGAGCCTGATTCTCCATCTGTCGTACAGGTCGAAGTCCAGCGCGTCGCCGTGGTCGCGGACTACGGCGGCGACCCCTAGGATTCCCCCACCTCGATGCCGCTGCCCTCAGCCAGTGCCTTGAACAGGTAGACGTAGCCCATGTCGGCCAGCGGCTCGTTGGCGAGTTCGGGGCACAGCCCGAGGATGAACTGCTTCTGCGCGCGCATCTGCGCCGAGTTGTCACTCCCCGCGGCGCTCACGACGCCCAGGGACTCGATCTGCTCGGCGCTCATGTCCTTGATGCGGGGAAGCTCGTAGATGGTGCCGTCCACGCCCTCGACGGTGAAGGGCTCGGGCTTGGTGATCTTGAAGTCAGACATGTCGCTCCTAGTTGCCAGTGGTTGTGGTGGTCGCGGTGACGGGCGGCAGCTCCTTGAAGTAGCCGCCGATGGTGGCGTCATAAAGCGCCCGGAACGTCACGGTGTCGACGATCAGCTCGCCCTTGCTGTGGGTGCCGAGCGAAATCTCCTGCGGCACGCAGTTGGGGTAGACGTAGCGCACGAGCTGGGTCGGCTCGCCGTCGGCGCCGTTGTGCAGCTCGTCGACGATGACCACCCACGCGTCGGTAGTGCCGTCGAAGACCGCGCCGCCGTTCGCGTCGACCTTGGATGCGCCGTACTTCAGCTTCTTTGCCGCGACGCTGTTGTCGATGATGGGCACCTCGAGCGATGCCGACGGGCTGGACGGCGAGCTGAGGATGTCCTTCTTCGCCCAGTCCTTGACGGGATCCTCCTTGCCGAGGTCGACCGAGGGCGTGATGCCGTCCTCGGAGACGCGCACGGTCTCGTAGCCCGTCAGGGTCGCGTTGGACGTGGTTGGGATGGTCGGGCTGGAGCTGGCGAGTGCGACCGAGAAGTACGCCTCGTCCGCGGGACGGCCGAATGTGGCCAGTCCGGTGTTGTTCATGTTTCCTCCTAAAGCGCTACCAGAGCGCGTGGACGGTGAATGTTACCTGCCACCAGTAGTGCCGCCCGTCATAGCCGAGCGGCACGGGGTTGGCGTAGGGCGTGGCGCCGTAGTCGCGCATCGCGTCGCAGCACGAGCGCACGAGCGCCTCGGCGGCCTCGTAGGTCGTGGCCCACGCTTGGATCGCGTAGTCGTTGTGCTGAGCGTCGAGCGACGGCGTGCCGCCCACGGGGTCGACGAGCACGTAGGCATCGTCGCGCCTCGCGGGCGCCGTCGCGTACACGGGAACACCCAGGGCGCCCGCGAGGTGGGCCAGCAGCCCCTCAAGCGTCGAGCGCATGGCATCACCTCGCCTTCAGCAGCGTGTTGTTGTGGCTGTTGTCGTGTCGCGCGGCCGCGTTGCCGCACACGACCTTGCCGATGGCGGTGTAGTTGCCGACGTCGACGTACGCCTTGTACTCCGCGCCCTTCGTGTGGCTGTTGGCGTTGGCCGCGGCCATGCCGGTGGCGTTGGCCGCGATCGGCTCCACGACGGAGCGGAGCGCCGCCTGGACCTCCGCGCCCTTGAGGATGGCGCGTACGCCAGTGATGTTCAGCTTGAAGTCGCTAGCCATCGGCCCTCACCACCTGCACGGGCATCGTCCACCTGCCGGGGACGTTGGCCTCGGTTAAGGGCTCGGGGCTGCCCACGACGCGGAACTCCCTGCCGCGTACGGTCACCAGCGCGCCGCGCAGGTCCTTGTCGTAGCCGCGCGGGAAGTGCAGCGTGTAGTCGCACGTCTCGCCGTCGGGGCGCAGGTAGCCAATCTCCCCCACGGTCTGGGGCGCCACCAGCACGTCGTCCACGCGCTCGGGTTCCGAATACGTCGGCTCGGGGCCTAGGCGGCCGTCCATGGTGCCCGTGACGCGACGGACGTAGACCGTCTCGCCCCTAATCATCTCGGCCAGCCAATGCGCCGAATCCGATGCGCGCGCCGTAGATGCCGAGCAGCTTGCGCTCCTCGTCGGTGACCTTCGGCGTGTCGTAGGTGGTTGCGAGCGTGAACTGCTCCGAGTACGGGCCAGCCGTGCGGCTCATCTGCGTGGCCCCGACTGGCACGTCCGCGCCGTCGTCGCGCGGCATGACGCGGTGCGCCATCTGGCGGCACGCACGCATGAGGCGGTCGGCGAGCTTTTCGGAGGGGTCGGAGTAGTCCACGCCATAGCGCTCAAGCTCGACCTCGATGAGCGCCGAGCAATCGTCAAGGCACTCTTGAAGCATGTCGGTGTCCGAGACCTCCTTGTAGCGGTCTTCGTACTCCTCGACTGTGGCAAAGGCCATCGCTGACCCCTCCTTACGGTCACTCGCCCCTTGCGGGCCTCTTGCGGGTTGTCGTGCGCCGCCTGGGCGCTGGCTTGGGCTGCTTCGCGCGGATGTAGCCGAGCGTCAGAAGGCGCTCGACCTGTTCCTCACGGACGCATACCTCCACGCCGTTCGGCGAAGTCAGCGCGACCATGGTTAGGCCGTCAGGCGGACGAAGGTGTTGATGTCGCGGACCATGACGGCGATGCGCATCTCGAAGCGCACGGCAAACATGTTGTTCTGCCAAAGATTGAGCGTGATCTCCTTGTCGCCGTCGGTGTAGGAGAGCGTCGCCTGGTCGGAGTAGGAGCCAGTGATCTGCTTCACCACGCCGTAGGCGATGTTGGAGAAGTCACCCGCAACGCCAAGCGTGGCGGGGCTTCCAGCCACATACACGCCCTTGGCAACCTTCACGTCAGCACCGAGGATGGGGTTGATGGTGCCGGACTGAACGCCAGCGGTGAACAGCGGACGGCCAGTCTGGTCCGTAGCGGCGATAACCTTGGAGCGGCCCTGCGGGGCGAGCGCGATGCCGTCCATGATGCCGCCGTTGTTGCCGATAAGCTCGTCAGCGGCGACGAACTGGTCGTAGAGGGTCTTGCCGCTCGCAGGGGTCATGGAGACGGTCTGGGCGTTGCCCAGCACGTCGAAATTGGCGCCGGGGGCGGTGGTGCCCATGACGGTAGAGTCGACCTTGCGACCGAACAGCTTGGGCAGACGGTTCACGCACTCGTTGTAGAGCGCGGGCTTGTCCTCGCGGAACTCCTCGGAGAACGGCACGATGATGGCGAGCTTGTAGGGCTCGACCTCCTTGGTGCCGAAGGAAAACTTGCCGACGGGCTTGGTCTCGGTCTCGCCGACCCACTGGGGCACGGGGTCGCCATCAATGGTCTGGTACTTCTTGCCGTTGCCCGCGATCTGCATGGTCTGGGCGATCTGCATGATGGCGGAGTCCTCGATCGCCTTGGTGATGATCTCGCTAGAAATCTCTGGGTCGAAGATGATGTTGCTGGTCTTGGTGGAAATGTCGATGGGCATGGTGGCTCCTTCCTTAGCCGAACAGCGCCTCTGCGAAGCGGTCGGCGTTGGTCTTCTTGGCAGCGGCACGGCCGCCGCCATCGTCGGTGCGGGTCGGATGGACGGGCATGAGCTTCAGCAGCTGCTTGGCCTGTGCCAGCAGCTCGTCGGCGTCAGTGCCGTTGAGCATCTGGGCCACCTCAAGCGGGATGCCGGCCTTCTCGGCGGCAGCGGCAACGTCTGCGCGCCTCTGCGCTTCGGCCTTGAGCTGCGCCAGCTCCTGCTCCGCCTTGGCGGCACGCTCGGTGGCCTCGGACAGCTGCGAGCCGTCCACGAAACCCTCGTACTTCTTGCGCTCCTTCACGCGGGCGTCCCCGACGAGTCGGTTGACTTCCTCCTGCGTAAACGTGCGCTCGCCAGACTGGGCAGCTGCGCCAGTCTGGTCGGCGGTGTCCTCAACCTCTGTCGGCTGAGTGATTTCTTCGGCCATGCGTGGCCTCCTTCCCCCGACCTATCGGGTATCGGTGCGGCGATTTACCGCTCGCCGCTGTGCGTCGGGTTGCCGCGATTGACGGCTCGCGTGGGCCGGTATGAAAAAGGCCCCATGCGGGGCCGATTTCGCGGTGTTGTGCGAACGCACAGTGTTGTTAGCCCTCGAGCTTCGACCGCTGGATGAGCGCGTACTGCTCGTCCTCTGACATGGCCTTCCACTCGGACTCGGTGACTCCGACGTTGCTGAAGAATCACTCCCTGCGCGCCTTCTTGGTCTGGTTGCCCTTCGCGGTGCGCATGGAGCGGATGTGAGCCCTGTCTTCGTCGGTGAGGGCGCCCTTCTCGTCCACGCGGTTGCCGTCGCCGCTCTTGAGGCGGCCCTCGGCGTCGTAGCGGTTTCGCTGCGTCTCGGCGACGTGCTCCTCATGCTCGCTGTGGTCTTGGTCGAGGTACTGCTGGTACCCCTCGTCGTAGTCGCGCGGGTTGTAGCCCTCGACGCTCGCGCCCTCCCACCCAGGCACGACCATGCACTGGCAGTTGTCGTGGTAGTGGTCGGGGTCGATGCCGCCAGCCGTGAGCTTCGAGCGGTAGACGAACCCGCGGGAGGCCAGCATCTGGCAGAACGGGCACCCGTTCGGGTAGCTCTTAGATCCGCGCGGGACGCGGGCGAACTTCGTCCGCCGCGGGTCACGGCGACCGTTGCCGAAGATGGTGTTGCCAGCCGCGTCCTTCACGCCGTAGCCGACGTACTCGGCGAGCACCCTTCCCAGCTCCCTGCTAGCGAGCTGCGTCATCTCGCGCTGGTAGTCCTCGTCAAGTCGGATGTCGTCGGCCCAGTAGAACGTCTGCTGCACCTTCGCGAGCGGGGTCACGGCGGAGCGCACGCGCTGCTCTACCGCCTCTGGGTTGTAGTTGTCGATGGCGATGGCGCCCATGCGCTCGCCCAGCACGAACTCGCGGATGCCGTCGTAGAACTCGGACGCGACGCGCGCGGCCACCACGCGGGACTCCCAGCAGTAGGGCTGCATGACGGCGATGAGCTGGTTGCGCACGTCTGCGACGGGCTGAGAGTAGTCGATGCGGTCAAGCTCCTCCGCAAGCCGCCGCTTCATGTCGGTCGACACCATCTCCAGCGAGTCGGCGTAGCCGTCGATGTAGGAGCGCGGGATGACCTTACTCATTGCCGCCACCGAAGATGGACTGCGCCATCGCAGCGGCAGCCGCCCGCGTCTCGTCGCTCTTGACGCTCTCGAGGTCGGCGTCAGCGATGCCCACCATGCGCGCGGCCACGTCGGTCTGGCCGAAGCTCGGGCGCATGGAGTTGACCTTGACCGCCCAGTCGGCCATCTCGGAGCGGGTGTGGATGAGCGGGTCGGCGAACTTCGCCGATATGCCGC